AACTGCACTTTCACCAGTACCATCTGATGTGTTAGTTAGCTGTATAACAGCTATTCTATTACCATCTTGTATTGTTGTTGATGTAACTGCATCTGCCATTGTTTACTCCTATCTTTCGACTGCTGCTACTACGTAGTCAATAGTCATAGTTTTTGCTGCCGCTTCACCATTTTGTATACCGAATGAAACTGTTAGTTCTTCATCAGTTACTAAGTTAGTGTTAGCTACAGCTACAGGTTCAGCATTGTCTATTGAGTAGTACACTTTTGAAGTATCAGGATCAATAAACCAAGTAGCTACAATAAACGTATCGTCAGCAATTGTTGCTACACTTGAAGTAGTTGTCGCAGAGTTGTCTTTTTCAACTAAAAAATCAAGACCTGTACCGCCATCTGCTTTAAGAAAGAAAACACCATCAGTTGTATCAAGAGGTGTGGTATCTGTAATACCAAGACCTATAACAAAATCAGATTGTGTAGCATCGCTTACTTTAAATCTAGCAGAGAAGTATGCTCTTTTGCTTGTACTTAATTTAAAACCTTCACCTTTAAGTTGTAAAAAGTCTAAATCATTATCACCAGCAGCGTTTGTAAGCAATAAAGCTCCGCCTGCGGATGAAGTTACAGCTTCAGTAGCACTACCTGTACCAGCTTCAGTTGTTGTTATTGTCCAATCACCAGAGTTATAAGTAAAAAAATCATTTTGGTACATGTAGTACGTTTGATCTGATGGATATGGAACAAACATAGGTAGGTCTTTCTTATGCTTGGAAGCAACAGTATTACCTGCCCATAGTATTAGATTTTGGAAATGTGGATTAGCCATTTTGAACTCCTTATATTTGTATTAATGGAAACCGTAAACGGCCCTCATCAAGCTAATTAATTTTAAACCAATTTTAGTTTACACCTGAAATATAAATGTCGCAAGAAAAAGGGAGCCGAGGCTCCCTTTCTTAATTGTAGTTGAGTTATAAACGCTACAATCAATCGTTCATTAAGCTCCTTGAGAACCGAACACGGCTCTGAAGTTAGAATATCCAAATGAATATCTTTCTCTAGCTTTGTATCTCATGTTTCCAGTATCGAAATCACCTTCTAATGCAGTTTGCATTGGAGATCTTTCAAAATACTTAAATCCATCAGGACAGTCTGTTTTCAAGAAGAAAGCATCTGTATCTGTTAGATAATGATTTACAACATAGCCATCAGGAATCATTCCCTGATTTCTAATAGAGTTAATGTCATTGTCAGATGTTCCTACTCTCCCTGGGGTTTGTAAGAGTCTGTCAGCAACAAACTGCAACTGAGGTGGAACAATTAATTTCATTCCTCTTAGTGCAATATTAAGACCTCTATCATCAGTAAATGTAGAGATATTAATTAATGCATCTTCAAGAGAAGTTTCATTAAGATCCGCCATAGTTGTAGCTCTATTTGCTAAAGAACCACCTCCGCCTAGCGGGTGATCTGTAGCGATTAATACTTTGCCATCACCGCCAGTTGTAGAGAACGCATTGTTCAATACAGACGCAGCTTTGATTTGCTTTGTATTAGCCATAGATCTAGCTAGTGCTTTAGTGTATCTAGCACCTAGACGATCATACAGATTATCTTCGACAGCTTCTTCTGTTAGTGCGAATGCTAAAGCAACCGTCTCGTGGGTATAACGAGAAGTATAACCTTCGTTAGCGTTGTCAAATCTGACTCCACTACCTTCTGATTTTACTTCAGCATTACCAAACCCAACGATTAAAGTTTCTTCTTCAAACGCTCTATCAGAACTCTCTGTATCAAAGATTTCTGCATGCTCTGCTTCATATCTAGCATATTCCATGCCGAACAAGGCGTTTAAGCCTGGCTCTAGTTCCTTCGCTAATTGCGACCTATTTATTGCCATGATTAAACTCCTGTAGGATCAACATAGAAATGCTCATTAAACTTCACTATAACATTCACGTTAGCTGAACCTGTAGTGCTGTTATCTGGATCAGAGGAAAAGCCCATGATTCTAAAAGTCGCAGTTGTTGCGGCTGTTGTTCCAGATAGTTCTACTGCTGACATACCAGTTTTGGTAGATCCTGCGGTGTAAGAAATATCTGCATTTAAGCCTACATCAGTTTGCGCTGGAGAACCGGCACTCTGAATTTCAAATACAGCATTAGGGTCATCTTCTACGAATGCTACAATATCAGCCGATACGGTTCCATCAGGAAAATGTGAACTAAAAATAGTATCACCTGAAGAGTTTGTAAAAGAACAACCTCTAAAAATTCCGATAGATTCATCACCAGCAGCAGAAACTAAGATAGTACCTGCGTTAGTCATTTTTACCAAATCGCCTGAAAAAATATTCCCTGAAGCACCTGAAGCAATTTTATATTCTGTCATTCCGCCATTAGCGATACCAGAACCTAATTTGCCTACAAGTCTTGCTCCAAATGGGGCATTTTTGTTAGCCATAATAAGTTACCTATATTATTTAAAATTAATAAAATTGATGATCAACTACGTTGACCACCTCCAAAAGTTACTTTGCTTGACCTCTCCGGGTTCAAGATTGGAGAGTTTGGATCTGATTCCCTTAAAAGATCATTGTCTACAGCATCTTGCTGTGTAAGCGCACGACCTTCAAAGTAGGAGTTTCTTTCTTCGCGCGTTTCATTAGGAATCTTAGCCAGCAGCAAACCGCCAACTGAAACTACTCCTGCATGTTTACCGTCATCTAAAGTAGGAAGTTCAAATCCATCTAACTCTTCGGCCCTGACAAGGTCGAAACCTTCTCTCATCCTAGAAGTTACATTTTTTCTGTCTTCGCTACCTGCGAGTTCAGCTCTGATCCACCTGTAGGTATAACCTTCAGGTGCAGGAGGAGTATCCAACATTGATGGTGGACTCCATGGTTTGCGAGCAACTTTTTTGGCTCGTGTGTCGGCAGAACGCGGGGTTCTGTTTAAATCTTTATTTTCTTCTGTCATAGTTTTACCTTTTAACGTATTTAGCGTACTCACCTAAGGGTACGTTTAATCTTTTAGCCATTTCAACCTCGGACGGAGACAATTTTACTTGTCTTTTATTTGAGCCAGTATTACCAGCTACTCTACCTGCCGAAGCCACCTTTTGTTGAGGCTTAGATTTAACAGAAGAATCATTAAACTTCTGTGGGAATTCATTACGAATCCTCTTATCAACCTCACTATAGTACTCTGCCGAACCTTCGTCAAACCCTTCATCTATTAATTGATTATTGATTGCCATAGCACCCATAGTCATTACTTCGTCCTGACCAAACCATTCATTATTATCAACCCACTCTTTATCTCTTCCAATTAGCTCTGGAACAATATTTTGTTGTGTTTGATTCTGTATAGGTTGAGTAGGAACGTAATTCTGATAATTTTCTTGTTGATCTTCTTGTTGTTGAATTACAACTTTAGAATCAGAAACTTTATTTTCTTCTACGGCTATCTTCGCAAGAACTTCTTGAGCTTTTGCAACCTTGTCATAATCTGCAACTTCATGTGCATTTTTTAAAGCTGCTAGTGCTTGAGCCTTTTGTGATTTAAGTCTGCTTTCTGCTTCATTAAGATAAGATTTATCTAAAGATGTAGATCTACTTTTTAGGACTTGATTCTCTTCTGCAATTCTTTTTGCATACTCATAAGCAGATTCTTGACCTCTTTCAGCCTCTCTTAACTTACGAGTAAGATTACCAATTCTTTTCTTAACTTTTTCAGAATAGTCTTCTAATTCATCTTCAGACTTCTGTTGTGGTTCTTCAGAAACATCATCAATAGCTTTAGCTGCTTCTTGATCAGTTTCTTCTGGTGTAGCAAGATCTGCTATCTTACCGCTAGTTTTTTCTTCAGGAAGATCTACTTCTACAACCTCCCCTTCATCTACTAGCTCTTCTTGTTTTGCTTCTTCATTCATTTTTGCTCCTTATACTGCAAGAATATCATCAGGATCTAATATAGTAGCTATCACTTCATCATCATTAATGATTCTGCATTCAGATTCATCTCCGAGTTTAAAACGAGCGCCAGCATATCTGCCTATTAATACCCATTGTTTTTCCTGACACCAGGCTTCAGTAAACTTACTGGAGTCTTTATAGCAATCAGGACCCATTTTAACGACATAACCCACAACGGTTGCTAAAGATTCTCTATCAACCTGTGACTGTACTAGGTGTATTCCACCTTCTGTTACTGCTTTTCCTTTGTATGGAAGTATAAGTATCCTCCAACCTGTAGGTTGAGGCATTCTTTCTAAAATTGATTTATCTAGAAGAGATGGATCTAAAACTCTGGCCGCCTGTTCTACGTAAGGCAATATCTCTTCTGGTTGAGTTTCTTCTGTTTGTGGAGTTTCTGTTTCTTGGATCTTTTCTTGTTCTATTGCTTGTGCAACATGTTCAGGTATCTGTATCTTCGACATCTTCTTGTATTTTTCCTAGCAGTTCTCTAAATGAATTTTCTGTGTCAACTAGAGAACTGTAACGTCCACACAGATACTGATATTGGGCAAAGTCTTTGGTGCCAGCTAAGATTACATCTTTTACGCTTTCTTTTTGGGCCTCAATTTCTTTTAAAAACTTTTGGCTTATCCAAACTACCGACACCTAATAAACGCCAGAAAACTTGCCGCCAAATTCAGCAGCTCCCATACCTCTAGCTTTACCTTTACCCATTCCAGGTTTAGGTGAAGTATTAGCATCAAAAGTACCTGCATCTGTTTTAAGAGGCACAGAACCTTTGTTACTGTAAGGATTTTTATTCTTCATTACAGTAGGAGTTTTTTGTTGGCTAATATCAGTTCTTTTAATCATGTTTTCAATTATTCAGTACAACTAAATTATTTGCAAGTTTTATTTACCTTGCCCTCGGTACTTCTTTTTGGTTTTTCTTTTGTTGGTACCTGCACCTCTACTCAAGGCGCTATTGCCGATAGATGTTTTTTTCTTAACACCTTGTATTCTTTGAACGTCAAAAGTCTTAGGCACTACTGTTGTTTGTTAGTTTGTTCCATAAGCTTGAAAGCTCTTTGTTGTTCCAACCTAGCCCTAGCTGTATCGTCTCTTAGGTCTGCAATATCTTCTTGAGCATCAATTCTTTCTCTATCAACATTAATTCTTTGTTGAGCTTCTTGTGCTTTTCTTTGTTCAGCCGCTAAGAACTGTTGTTGTTCTATAGATAACTCTTGACCCTTCAAGGCAAGTTCTTGTTTTCTGATAGCCACTAACGGATCTTCATCTTGTGGTGCTGAAACCTTTTGATTGTATTCAACTAGCAGTTCAGCAAGTATAGGTGATGAGAATTGTGCCAATAGATCTCCTGCCTGCAAGGATAAGTTTTGTGCCTCTTGCGGAGATGCCTGTTGAGCTTGTTGTTGTAATTGCTGGAACTGTTGCATAACTTCTGGTGGCATTTGTTGCTCACCAAGAATATCAGCCTTCATCTGTAAATGTTGCATGATATGTGAATGAATCAAAGCCTGTACTTGTGCATTCATTTGTACCGGAGGTGTATTTAACAAAGACATGTGGATTGCAATATGTGCATCATGATTTTGTTGTGGGAATGCTTGAGCTTGTTGTCCTAATAACAATTGATTGTTTTCAAACCCAGCCTCTAAAGGTAGAGGATCTGTAGGAGGTGGAGGTGTAAGTATTTGCTCTACGTTATCCACACCTATAGCCGCATACATTCTTTTGTAAGCTTC